GATTGGAGAAAGATAAATCCAGATGTCGTTACCGGATGGAACGTCGAAGGGTTTGATATACCTTACATGATCAATAGATTTGAACGTGTTGCTGGCAAATCTACGGCTGACAGATTATCACCTTGGAATATTATTCTTGACAAGAATATAACAAAAAGAGGTAAATTTGGCGAAGAGATGCACCAAGTAAAGGACGTAAAGGGACTAACTGTTCTTGACTATCTGATTCTTTACAAGAAATTTACGTACAAAGCACAAGAAAACTACCGTCTGGACACTATTGCCTATGTAGAGCTTGGCGAGAGAAAGTTAGACTACTCAGAGTATCATGGGTCTCTGTTAAGTCTACATAAAAATGATCATCAAATGTTTATTGAATACAATATCAAAGACGTAGAGCTTGTTCAGAGACTGGATGAAAAGCTTGGCTTGTTGGAGTTGGTTTATGCTCTTGCGTATGATGCAAAAGTAAACTTTGCCGATTCTTTAACGTCTGTGAAGATGTGGGATGTGATCATTCACAATCATCTTATTAAACAAAACATTGTAATTCCGGGAAAGCCTTTAGAAGTCAACAAAGGCGAAAAGATTAAAGGTGGCTACGTTAAGCAGCCTAAGCCGGGAATGTACGAGTGGTTATGTTCCTTTGACCTCGATTCTCTGTATCCACACTTGATCATGCAGTACAACATTTCTCCAGACACATTTAAGGGTCATATAGGAAAAAACGTTACTGTAGATAGTATCCTTTCCAATACATGTGATATGGAATCTATTCATCAAAGATTGGATGAAACTAATTGTAGTATGGCAGCGTCAGGGTTTGTCTTCTCTAAAAACAAACAAGGGTTTTTGGCAGAGCTTATGGAGACGATGTACCAAGATCGTGTTAAATATAAAAACATGATGAAGGAATCGTCTAAGAAGTACAAAGAGACAGGGGAAGAAAAATATAAGCTTGAGGTTACACGTTATCATAACATGCAGATGGCGAAAAAGATTCAGTTAAACTCAGCTTATGGTGCTTTGGCTAACGAGTGGTTCCGGTGGTTTAACAATAGCTATGCAGAGTCAATTACCCTATCAGGGCAGCTTGCTATTAGGTGGATACAGGACAAGCTAAACATCTATTTGAACAAAGTTGTGGGGACTACTAATGAAGACTTCATTGTGGCGTCAGATACTGACTCTGTTTATGTTACTTTTGATAAGTTGGTTAAACTTACTTTCGGTGACGTATCTGAAGTACCAAAACAGAAAATTGTCCGTTTCTTGGATAAGGTCTGTGACCAAAAGATCCAACCATTTATCGAAAAAACTTATCAAGAGTTGGCTGAATACACTAGAGCGCATTCTCAAAAGATGAATATGAAAAGAGAATGTATTGCTGATAAGGGAATCTGGACAGCAAAGAAACGATACATTCTCAATATGTATGTCAATGAGAACGAGGTATACGATACGCCGAAACTTAAGATGATGGGTATCGAAGCCATCAAATCTTCTACACCTACAATCTGTAGAAAGTACATTACGGACACCATAAGACTGATTATGGATACAGACGAGCAAAGGGTGATAAACTTCATTTCGAAAGTAAAAAGGGAATATTCCAATCATTCCTTTGATGAAGTCGCCTTTCCTAGAACAGCAAACAACGTAAAGAAATATAAAGATACCACGACTATCTATAAGAAAGGTACGCCAATTGCTGTGAGAGGTTCTTTGCTTTACAACAAAATTATCGAGGATCATGGACTAACTAATCTTTATGAACCGATAAAAGATGCTGACAAAGTAAAATATTGTTATCTTAAACTTCCTAATCCTGTTAAAGATAACGTGATTTCTTGTTCGTCCGGGTTGCCGAGTGAACTTGAATTGGAAAAATATGTAGACTACAAGATACAGTTCGAAAAAGGTTATCTTGAGCCTATGAAAGCCATCCTCAATGCTGTAGGATGGGAACACGAAAAGAGAAACACCCTTCCATTTTTATAGGAGTTTGTGATGAGTGATTTTTTTAGAAATCTCGCTGACGAAGTGAAAGACATCGATAGTAGCATTTTGGCTGATGGTGAAGGTGCTGCTGAGTTTACCGGATACATTGACACGGGTTGTCTGATGTTGAATGCGGTTCTTTCTGGCAGTCTTTATGGCGGCATTCCAAACAACAAGGTAACTGCCTTTGCAGGGGATCCTGCAACGGGTAAGACATTCTTTGTGTTGTCTGCTGTCCGAGAGTTTTTGAATGCCAATCCTAAGTCTGGTGTTGTTTACTACGACACAGAAGCTGCAGTAACAAAGCAGATGATGGAAGAAAGAGGAATTGACGTAAACAGAGTTATCTTAGCAGAACCAGATACTATTGAATCTTTCCGTACTCACGCTTTGAAGTTTCTGGACAAATATATGGCAGTAGGAACCAAAGAGGATGAAATGCCTCCAATGATGATGGTGCTTGATTCTTTGGGTATGTTATCAACTAACAAAGAGATGCAAGATTCACATGATGGTAAAGATACCAGAGACATGACTAAATCTCAGGTTATTAAGGGAACTTTTAGAACTCTGACATTAAAACTTGCCCGTGCTAAGGTTCCTTTGTTGATTACCAACCACGTATATCAGCTTATAGGTTCTTATGTTCCAACAAAAGAAATGGGTGGTGGATCTGGCCTTAAGTTTGCTGCATCGACTATTGCTTTTCTTTCTAAGAAAAAGGTCAAAGAGGGTACAGATTTCACAGGCAATATCATCACTGTGAAGATGAACAAGTCTAGACTAAGTAAAGAAAATTCACAGGTAGAACTTCTTCTTAACTACAGGACTGGTCTGAGTAAGTGGCACGGTGTTCTTGAGTTTGCTGAAAGCAAAGGTATTGTTGAGAAAACTGGTACTAGGTACAAGTTTCCCGATGAAGTAGCTTCTGTGTTCGCCAAACATGTTTATGAAAAGCCTGAAGAATACTTTACCGAGTCTGTGATGGAAAAAATCGAAGAAGCCGTGGCAGAGGAGTTTAAGTACGGTCAATGATTGAGGATTTGATCCTAACGAATTTGGCAGTGAACGAGGAGTACTCTAGGAGAGTACTTCCGTTTATTGAATCGGCTTACTTCAGCATGAAGAGCCAAAAGATCACTCTTAAGATGATAAAGGATCATATTGAAAAGTACAACGTAAACCCAACCAAAACATCTTTGATTGTTGATCTTGAAGAAATAGACAACATTTCTCAAGATGACTTCAACTCAATCAAAAATTTGATCAGCGGATTTAAGGTTGACGATAATGTTGAACTTGACTGGTTAGTGGACTCTACCGAGAAGTTCTGTCAGGAAAAGGCTGTGTACAATGCTTTGATGCAGTCTATTGAGATTGTCGATGGTCAGAACAAAACACTGACTAAAGGTGCAATTCCAAAAATCTTGACTGATGCTTTGGCTGTGTCTTTTGATACCGATGTCGGTCACGATTATATTGAAGACGCTGAAAAGCGTTATGAATTTTATCACCGTAAGAACGATAAGATTCCCTTTGATATTGATCTTTTCAACGTCATCACCAGAGGTGGGTTTGAGAAAAAGACGCTCAATGTCTTTATGGCAGGACCGAATGTCGGTAAGTCGTTGACGATGACACACTTTGCTGGCGCTCATCTGGCTATGGGAAAGAATGTTCTTTACGTCACTATGGAGATGGCGGAAGAGAAAATCGCTGAAAGACTTGATGCTAACATTCTAGATGTGCCGATTGAAGACATTATCCAACTCACCAAGGAAAACTTTCTCACAAAAGTCAGCAAGTTTGGCGCTAAAACAACAGGAAAACTTCTCACAAAAGAGTATCCGACATCACAGGCAAACGTGAATCACTTAAGGGTTCTTTTGAACGAGATTAAGTTGAAGAAGAAGTTTTGGCCGGATATCATCTATGTTGACTACATCAACATCATGAGTTCTTCTAGGATTTCTGCTGGCAATGGGGCGAATTCTTATACAATTATCAAGAGTATTGCTGAAGAACTGAGGGGTCTCTCTGTTGAACATGGTCCTCCTGTTGTTACTGCTACACAAGTAACCAGATCTGGATTTAAAAGTTCTGATATTGATATGGATGATGTTGCTGAGTCGTTTGGTCTTCCGGCAACAGCCGACTTTATGGTTGCTTTGACAAGGAATGATGAGTTGGATGATCTTGGTCAGATCATGGTCAAGCAGCTTAAGAATAGATACGCTGACAAGAACAAAAACAAAAGATTTGTTGTTGGTGTTGATATGGAGAAGATGAGACTATACAACGTTGATAACTCAGCACATGACGATGTTATGGACTCTCCGGTGTTTGATAACACGAACACGGCTGAAAAATTCAATATGGACAAATTTAAGGATTTTATGTAGTGAACAAAGTAAAACTTCTTGCAATGACCCAGCCTGAAAAAGAATCAGGAATTCCAGACTCTTCTGGTCTGATTGCATATTGTGCAAGAGTTAGTAATCCTGACAATCAGGGCAACTATGAAACAGCGCCAAGATTGATTGATTATCTGATCGAACATGCACACTGGTCTCCTCTGGAAATGGTGAATCTTGTTTTCGAGATTGACTGTCCGAGAGACATTGCACGGCAGATTTTACGACACAGATCTTTCTCTTATCAAGAATTCTCTCAAAGGTATGCCGAAGCAACAAAACTTGGTATGACAACTAGAGAGTTTAGACTGCAAGATCAAAAGAACCGTCAGAATTCTATTGAGATGGAAGATGATGAGTTAAAGAAGCAGTGGGAAGCAAAGCAGAAGCAGATCCAGCATGAAATCACTATGGCTTATAAGTGGGCTTTAGAGAACAACATGGCTAAGGAATGTGCTAGAGTTATTTTGCCTGAAGGTATGCAGATGACTCGTATGACAATGAACGGAACACTAAGGTCTTGGTTACATTATCTTGATCTTAGACAGGCCAACGGCACTCAGAAAGAACACACAGAAATTGCTATGATGATGAAGCCTATTGTATCGAGAAAGGTTCCTATCGTGTCTAAGTGGTTAGACAGGATATAGCTGTTTAGATAAATACTGCCTGAAGCAAAAGTTTTGATTTTTGAATCAAAATGTTGGAGACGAGATGGCAGACCCAAAAACTACAAATAGATTTGTTAGTACTGATTCAAAGTTTGACTTTTATGCAAATGTTATATCACATGCTGAATTGTATGCTAATAATATCAGTGCTAACAGTTTTAACGTTGGTTCACAAACCTTAGAAGAATATATTCAAAGCGTTGGTGGCGGTAGCGGTGACGTGACTAACAACTATGTTACTGCTACTTTTGTTTCTAACAATTATCTTGAGGATATTAAAAGCACTTTTGGTACTGGTGATGTAACAAATAATTACTTAACTGCTATTTTTTCTTCTAATAATTATATTCAAGATATATTAGATACCAAAGCAACCAACACTTACGTTAATTCTACGTTTAGCTCGAATAATTATATTCAAGACCAGTTAGATTTAAAAGCTACAAACACATACGTAAACTCTACGTTTACGTCGAACAACTATGTTGAAGGTAGATTTACTTCAAATAATTATGTAGAATCTCAGTTATCGAATAAAGTCAGTACTACTCATTCAGGTGACGTAAGTATAACAGGGAACGTTACTATAACCAGCACCGAAGATGGAAGTTCTGCTGGACCAGATCTGATTCTTTATAGAAATAGTGCCTCTCCTAATGACGGTGACTACATAGGTCAGATTCAATTTAAAGGTAGGCAGGATGGTCCCGGTGATGAAATATACGCTAAGGTCACTGGTAAAATTTCTGATTCGACTAACTCGACAGAAGATGGATTAATTGAAACTGCAATTAAGGGCAATGGAACATTTACCATTGTAAGCAGACAGAAATCCAATGAACTTCAACTATTAAATGGTGTCGGATTAAGTGTCGATGGAAGTATAACTGTAGGTGGTACAGTTGATGGAAGAGACATTGCATCTGATGGGTCTACTCTTGATAGTATTAGTAGTACTTATGCGTCTAATAATTATTTAGTTACAACATTTGCGTCTAACAACTATCTACAAGATAGATTGACTGCTTTCGGAAATGGCGATGTTACCAATAATTACTTAGTGGCAACATTCACATCTAACAACTATGTCCAGACACAACTTGGTTTGAAGTTAAATTCTTCTTCGTATACTGCTGCAGATGTTCTTACAAAAATTAAAACAGTAGATGGTGCCGGATCTGGTTTGGATGCGGATACTCTAGACGGTCTCCAAGGATCTTCTTATTCCTCTAATAACTATATTACTAATCACTATACCACTAATAACTATATTCAAACATTTGTAGCCGCAGAAGTAGCTGGTATAGTAGATTCTGCACCAGCGGCTCTGGACACACTAAATGAACTTGCTGCAGCGCTCGGTGATGATGCTAACTTCTCTACTACGGTGTCTAACCAAATTGGTTTGAGAGCTACTAACACATATGTTAATTCTACGTTTAGTTCTAACAACTATATTATTGGTAACTTTGCGTCTAACAATTATGTTACTGGAAACTTTGTTTCTAACAATTACCTGACCGCAGGGCAAATTTCAAATATTAACGTTTCTCAGCTTCAGGTTGGTGAAGAAGATAGTGCAGCGGGTGGAGTTCTTACGGTATATGGAAGGCAGACTGGAGAAACAGTTGGTGGTGAGATAAGACTTCATACTGCAGCCGATCATGATACCAACATTCCATATTATGCAATAAAAACTTCTGGCGAAGATTTTGTTATCGAGCTTAATGGCGGCACAGATGTTATTACTATCGATTATAGTACAGGCTCTGTTGACGTTCCTACAGGAAGAGTGGATTTAGGTGTATCTGATAACACCTATGGTGAACTAAGACTGTATGGTAATGGAACTGGATCATCACAAGGCGGCTTGATTAGAATGTATACTGCTGCTGATTATGATTCGTCTATCGATTTTTTTAACATGAAGGCTACTTCGGATGATTGGCACTTAGAAAAAGGCAATGGCGATGATATCTTATCTTACTATGGCGGCTCTAACGAACTTAGATTTGGAGCCACATTAGCTTATGTTTCTGTCGGAGCATCTGACAGTTCTAAAGGATCTTTATATCTTTGGTCTGATGGTACAGGAAGCGTTAACGGTGGCGAACTTAGAATCTACAATGCACCTGACCATGACACCAATGTAAACTATTATTCTATCTATGCTGAGTCTGGTGACTTGTTGATATCTTATGGGTCAACAGATTTCTTGCAATATGATGAAACTGCCTCTCAATGGCTGATGCCTAGAAGTGGTGGTTTAGATGTGACAGGTAATATTACAACATCTGGTACTGTTGATGGCCGTGACGTAGCAGCAGACGGTACTAAACTTGATGGCATTGAAGCAGGAGCTACTGCTGACCAAACAGCAAGTGAAATTTTAACTGCCATTAAAACCGTAGATGGGTCTGGTTCTGGATTAGATGCCGATACTTTAGATGGTCAGCAAGGTTCATACTATCTTGACTGGACTAATACTACAAACAAGCCTGACCCTGTAATTACTTTAGGTGGTGATCTTTCCGGTTCTGTTACGCTTACAGATCTAGCAAGCGGAACTCTTACAGCTACAATCCAGCCAAACTCTGTTGCGCTTGGTACAGATACTACTGGTAACTATGTTGCTACAATTTCCGGTACTACCAATGAGATTGAAGTATCTGGTTCTGGATCAGAAGGGGCTGGAGTAACAGTAGGTCTCCCTAATGATGTTACAATCGGTAACGACCTTACAGTTACTAATGATATCATTCAAACTAATCATACGTTTGTATCATCAACAATTACAACAACATCTACAACACAAACCAACTTGGACACATTCAGCACTTCTACTTATTCTGGTGCAGAAGTAAATGTTACTGCCATTTCTAATGGTGAGAGACACATGACTAAAATTCTTGTTGTCCATGATGGTACGACTGCATATGCTACTGAGTATGGTTCTATTTTCACAAACACATCGTTAGCTACATATGATGTAGATATAAGTTCTGGCAGCGTCAGACTTAGGGTTACTCCTGCATCTGCAACTTCTACTGTATTCAACACTTCTATGATGCTAATTGAAAACTAAGGATAAATTGAATGGCAACTCTGTATGGAGCCTCACTACCGTTAACTGATTTGTCATTATCGTTGGATGTTGGTAATCCTAAAAGTTATCCGGGCAGTGGAACAACTTGGAGTGATTTAAGTGGTAACGGTAATCATGCCACTTTCTCTGGTAGTCCATCTATATCTAATGGTATCATTACTTTTGATGGCACTGATGATTTTGCTACAATTTCTACAGATGGAACTGGGTCTTTAGATTTTTCTAATGAACAGACAGTAGTAATGTGGTTAAAACATAGCTATACATCAGGCCGTAAAAATCCTTGGGATCAAGCATATGGTGGTTATGGAACTTGGACCCACGAACAGGGAAATAACATGAATGGATATTATGGAGATGCTGGAGGTGATGCTCAACCTACTTCGTCAAGTAACTCAGGGACAACTGAAAGAAATGTTTGGAATTGTATGGTCAGAGGAAGAAATACCAGTCAAATATTTTGGTGGCAAAATGGAGAAAGAACATCGACAGCAACCAATTCTTACGGAACTCTAACAACCACAACTAATGATATTAGAATCGGAAGAGGATATGCTGGATACTGGATTGGAGAGATGGGTCCGGTGTTAGCATATAAAAGATGTTTGTCTGATGATGAAGTTCTTCAGATTTATAATGCTATGAGAGGAAGATTTGGAAGATGAGTCTCCATCACAATCCTAGAATCGTTACTGATGGTTTGGTGTTTGCTTATGATATGAATAATGCTGCTAAGTCGTTTAAAGGTAAACCGACAACAAATTTATTTGATAATCCTGTTTTTGCAACAGGAACTAGAGCGCCGTGGAGTTATCAAACAACTGCAAATGGCGACAATTCTATAGATACATCTTTTACTTATGAAGGGTTCAATACGGCTAAAATAGTTAGAACATCAACAGGCGGTGAAGCAAACTATTGGGTCAATTCTTCAAGTGTAGTGTCGGGTGATATAAACCCAAATACTGAATATACATTCTCAGCTTATGCATATGCAACAGTAGCCAATCAAGCAGCACTCTTTAGTTATTTTGGAACACAGTCTAGTGGTTTTGCTTATCATCCCGGAGGTGGAAAGTGGGTTAGATTAGCTCATACATTTACTTCTAGAAGCACATCACCTTATGTTCAGCTAAGAATGTGGAGTGATACTATAACTTTAAATACTCCAGTATATTTTACTAAACTTCAGTTAGAAGAAGGTTCATTTGCTACTCCTTGGGTCAATGGCACTAGATCAAACACTCAAGCACTCTTAGATATGTCCAAGAGTAAAAATACTGTTACTGCTAGTAGTCTTACATATAATAGTGACGGAACATTTGAGTTTGATGGAACTTCAGATTACATTTCAGTTTCTAATAGTAGTTCATTAAATCCTTCCATTAACACTTTAATTTGTTGGGCAAAAAGCAACACTTCTACTTGGAATGGAACTGGATTCTTAATGAGTAAAAGAAATGTTTTTGTAATGCATCCAAATGGGGGTGCTAAATCAGTAAGTTACTATTATCATTTAAATAATTCTTGGCAGGCTCAATTTATAACCTCCTCAGATATTACTGTTTGGAATATGTATGCCTGTAGTTGGGATGGCACAAACATAAACGCTTATCTTAATGGAGAATTAATAAACTCTGGTACAAAAACTGGTCCTTTAAATACTTCTGATACTGGTCCAATAGAAATAGGAAGAGATGATGGTATAGCTACAAGAGTTTTTAATGGTCATATTCCTTTTTCTTTAATTTATAACCGAGCATTAACAGCAGCAGAAATCAAACAAAACTTTAATGCTACTAGAGGAAGGTTTGGAATCTAATGGGAGCACATTCTGGACCAAATATTGTTAATGATGGATTAAGATTTGTAGCGGATGTCAATAACATCAAAAGTTATTCTGGAAGTGGAAATTCATGGGAAAATGTTATTGACAATTATCAATCTACTGGTACCTCTATTCCTAGTGTTTTTAATGCACCTGATTGGTTATCTTCTACTCTTACTGAAGTTTCAGTAATAGCAATAGTAGAAGTTATAGGAAGTGATACCGTTTATGCATACAACCCAGTATCTAAATGGAATAACACTTCTGATGCCACCTTTGTTCTCTATCATTTTCAGCAATGGACAGATAATCTTAGAACAAATATGTTTGGATGGTATGCTAATAGAGGTTCAACATGGGGAGCTGTTAGCTCACAATATTTTAGTGATCCCGGAAATACATACATATTTGCATTACAATACAATTCTACAGATGGCGGTCTGATGTGGATAAATGGAGAAAAATATGGATCTAGGCTGGGCAGTGGCGTTTTAGCCTCAAGCACTAACAACATAAGAATAGATGGAGGTCCAGTTGAAAGATCTGGAATACATCACACTAAAAACGTTTTAATTTATGACCGTGAATTAACTGATGATGAAATGGTGCAAAATTATCAATCTTTGAGGTCAACATATGGAATTTAATATTGTAGAAGAATCTAATATTTTCTTAGAGGACGGATCAACTCTACCTCCTTTTAAAGTTATAGATGAAGATGGAAATGAGATTTTTAGTGCAATGACTTTTAATGAATGTGAAGAGTATATTAACAATATAAATAATTAAAAAGCTAATCAGGGGAAAGTGAACCGATGGCTAATAACAAAAAGTTTGTTGTAAAAAATGGTCTTACAACAAGTAATATAGAATTTAAAGACGATATTAATAATGGTACTAATACCATTACAATGTCTATGCTTTCTACTGATGTACTCTCCTTTAGTGGAGACTCGGGACAGTTATTCTCTATTTCTGATAGCCTAACAGGAACTATTTTTTCCGTAAATGATATTTCCGGTATTCCTTCTGTAGAAGTGGACGATGACGGAACTATAAGACTAGCAGAGTTTGCTGGTAATATTCTAGTAGGATCTAATACAGATTACGCCCCGTTTGGACACAGTCAAAAACTTCAAGTAACTGGCAACACCAGTGTATTAGGAGATCTTTATTTAACTAGTACTAGAGATGATCCCGGTGCATCGCCATCTCTGACTTTTTATAGAAACAGCGCCTCCCCTGCTGATGGCGACTACTTGGGTCAGATCCTGTGGTATGGTAAGGATGATGGACTCAGCGATGAATTATATGCTTTAGTTGCTGCTAAAATTTTAGATGCTAATAACTCGACAGAAGATACAGCAATTGAAACTGTAGTTAGGGGCAATGGATCATTCACCTTTGTAAGCAGACAAACATCAGATGAACTTCAACTAATAAATGGTGTCGGATTAAGTGTCAATGGAAGTATAACTGTAGATGGTACAGTAGATGGTCGTGACGTAGCAGCAGACGGTACTAAACTTGATGGCATTGAAGCAGGAGCTACCGCAGATCAAACAGCTAGTGAAATTTTAACTGCTATTAAAACTGTAGATGGGTCTGGTTCTGGTTTAGATGCTGATTTGTTAGATGGACAACAAGGTGGTTACTACACGCAGACAGTATCTGATACATCTTTAAACAGCGGAAATGATTTGAACAGCCTCACGGATGGTTATTATAGTTGGACTTCTAGTCAGCCGACTAATAGTCCCGGTGATAATTATATGATATTGCTTCAAGTAAGTGATGGTGGACAACCACAACAGTTAGCATGGGGCGGAAATAGCAATGGTAAAATGTATATGCGCCGCAGAGATAGTGGCACTTGGAATAGCTGGACTAAGGTATGGACAAACGCTAATGACGGTGCCGGGTCTGGATTGGATGCTGACTTGTTGGATGGTCAACAAGGCAGTTACTACTTAAACACATCTACATCTTTTGGTGGCGATGTGTCTGGAACATACAACAATATTGTTGTCAGTGACGACAGCCATAATCATAGCTCATCATCAGGTAACTTTACTGTAGGTGGTGACTTAACTGTGAGTGGTGGTCAGGTTGGAGTAGATACTGTCAGCACAAGACACAAATATTCAGTTTATGGATCTTCCAGTCAATATGCTATTGGTATGCAGTCAGGAATAACCTTTGGCGGTTTAGCAGATTGGGGTATGACTTTCCAGTTCAACAATGATAATGATAGAGGATTTTGGTGGGGCGACGAATCTCATAGTACTGCTCAAGGTGCTATGGCACTTACTACCAATGGTAAACTCACTGTTGCTCATAGTACTAGAATAGGCTACGGAGAAACCGACACAACTATTCCGGGATCTACTCATAGGGTTGATGTAAACGGTTCAGTAAACGCTACAACTTATCACGGTGATGGTTCTAATCTTACTGGTATATCAGCAGGTGGCGGTGCTACTGGTGGAGGATCTGATAAGATATTCCACAATAACGATCAAACAGTAACGACTAGCTACACTATCCCATCCGGACAGAATTCCATGACTGCTGGTCCAATTAGTATTAATAGTGGTGTGACAGTAACAGTACCTTCAGGTTCGGAGTGGACTATCGTTTAATGAGTTATTTTCGAGTTGAAAAGTCTGAAGAGTATGATTCTTGGTTGGTTGTTCAGAATAGTAATGATATGATTATAGTGGGGTTTAACAAAGCTAAATATGCACATAGAACAAAAAACTTCCTAAATAGTGGTGGAGCATTTGATGGTATTGTTCCTTCATTTTTTTGCACGGAAGTTGAATTATTCGACGGGGATTTAAATGTCTGCAAACAAAAATCTGAGTAAATTAGCTTTAAAGGTTAATACTAGCGGTGAAGTTACAGACGCTGGGTTGGAATCAACCTACGTATCAAATGCATTTTTTCAGGATTCCACGAATCCCAATCTAGTATCAAACGGATATTTCGAATCTGTATATACTGCTTCTGATGTCTTAACAAAGATTAAGACGGTAGATGGCGCTGGCTCTGGTTTAGATGCCGATACTTTAGATGGGGCAAATTCGACTTTTTTCACAAACGCCTCTAACATCAATACTGGCACTCTTGCCACTGCAAGGTTATCTGGCACGTATCCGATTAGCATTTCTGGTTCTGCTGATAGACTTGATGGACTTCAAGGAACGGACTTTACATCTAACAACTATGTACAAGGCAGATTCACGTCTAATAATCATATAACGACCAGAATTGGTATCAGGGCAACTAATACATATGTTCAGGGAACATTTAGCTCCAATAACTATCTTCAGGCACAGCTTGGAACAAAGTTAAACTCCTCTTCATATACTGCATCTGACGTTCTCACAAAAATTAAGACTGTAGATGGTGCTGGATCTGGTTTGGATGCCGACTTGTTGGATGGAAAGACATCAACCGATTTCACATCTAATACATATGTTCGGGGAACATTCAGTTCCAACAACTATCTTCAGGGAACATTCAGTTCCAACAACTATCTTCAAGCACAACTAGGAACAAAGTTAAATTCTTCATCCTATACTGCAGCAGATGTCTTGACGAAGATCAAGACTGTAGATGGTGCTGGATCTGGTTTGGATGCTGATTTATTGGATGGAAAGACATCAAATAATTTTACATCTAATAGTTACGTTGAGGGTAGATTTTCATCCAATAACTATGTTAAAGCTAACTTCACGTCTAATAATTATTTTCAGGATAGTGTTATGCCTGTCGGCGCTGGATCTGATAAGGTTTTTTATGAAAATGATCAAACGGTTACAACAAACTACACAATCACGACAGGAAAGAATGCTATGTCTGCTGGACCGATAACGCTTGATCCCGGAGTCACTGTCACAATTCCTTCTGGATCTGAATGGAGTATAACATAATGAGTGTATTAAAGGTAGGAGCATTAAAAAGTCCTAGTGCATCATCTAACAATATTGTTTTGAATTCTGACGGTACTATCTCTTCAGGTGGTGGTGGAGCTATTCCTTCCAATACATATATTACCGGAACATTTGTTTCGAACAACTATTTTGAGAATGAAAAAGTTATTTTAGGATCTTTTTTAGATATATCTGATTATAACCTATCCTCTTTGGGTGGATCTTTAATTCATGCATCGGCAAATGGTGGTATCGGTGGCAATACCTATTCAATTCCTAGCACAGCTTCTGCTGTTTATATCTGGGTACAAGGTGCTGGTGGCGATAGTGGATCAGCAAGAACAAGAGACGCTGCATCGTCCACAGCAGGAGGAAACGGCGGTGGAGGATCCAAGGTGGCTACTAAGATTACTATAGCACATCAACCTCACACCACTTTATCTGATTTGTATTTTGAATTTAATCCTCAAGGTGATGCTGTTGTATATATAGGAACATCCAATTCCGGTGTAGAGATTGCTAGAGGATATAAAGGGCTTAAAGGTGAAGATGTGGATTCAGCAAGTACTAACATCTATGGAGAGAGTGGTGATATACAGACCAACGCCTCTGGCGTATCCGTAACAACAACGGGTCCATCATCTTTTACACAAACAACCATTACTTCCAACACTGCAATTGGAACCTTGGGTAAGCACTTTCCAAAATTCATTGGATCGTATGTGGAGCATGGGGCCACTGGCACGCCATATGAGGAAAACACCACTACCAACCAAGGCGTATCTGGAAGAGGATTGTTCTCAGAGGGATTAACTCATCCCGCAGTTTTTTTAGGTACTAATCCAGCTGATACCCTTCCGGGTGTGAACGCACATGCAATACCGTGGGCCTTTGGTGTCGGAGCTGTTGGGCCACATTGTGTTGATATGGCAGGTAATGCGTCCGCCTTTACTGTGGCAGGATCCGAAGGTGGATATGCTTGTGCGGTTATTATTGTCAGATAAGAAATAGGAAAGATAAATGAGTAAATTAAGGCTTTATGGTTCTACATCTGGTTATAATGAAATAACTGTACCTGCGGTAGCTGATAACTCTGAGATTAATGTTGCAGGACTTGCAAGTAACACATATGTTCAATCCATTGCTTCCATTCCTTCTGGGACAAAACAACTATTTGTGCAAACTGCTGCTCCTACAGGATGGACTAAAGACACTACTCATAACAACAAAGCAATGAGAGTTGTTTCTGGTACTGCTGGGTCTGGCGGTTCTGATACCTTTACGTCCACTTTTGGTCCCGGTAAAACTACAGCAAATCACACGCTGACAGAATCAGAAATGCCCGCTCACGTCCACCCCATTGACATACGACAAAACGGCACTGGATCGGGAGGTAGAGTTGGTGGTACTAGCCTTACAGGTGTAACTGGACCCGTAAACTCCCTAAGCACTGGTGGTAGTGGAGCACACTCTCACAATTTGTCTGGATTTGATCTACAGTATGTAGATGTAATTATAGCAACTAAGGATTAATTATGAAACTCACTATTGTCATCGAAGATAAAGTTATCGTAAAAGACGGAAGCGGTATTAATTTCTCTAATAATCTAAATGATTACATTACTTCTAGCATTCCTTCTGATATTCATGCCTTGCAATGGAAAGAAAACACAGGTGAGATTGAATATGTAGAACATGGTAGAGCTAATGAAACTATATCAGTCCTTCCTGATTGGGCTAATGAATGTGTAACACTTCATTCGACCACAATTACACAATTAGAGAACGAACTTGCAGAGTTAGCAAATACTTCTAACACGGATATTTCTGAATGAAAAT